ATGGATCATATCAAATACGATATACTGCCCGATGGCACCTTGGGCCCGGGTGACAATCGAGGGCTGGAGGATCCGGAATGAAACGGACAAGGCGGTACGCAGCCAGGGCGATTTTGTTTGCGTTGCTTGTCGCAGCGTCTCCGTTTGCGATAACCAAAATCCTTGCTGATGCGCTCTTTGATTTTGTCGTCGTTCCGATGCTCGGAAGCCTGGAGGTAATCGCCAATGACGACTGAATTCACAGGCTACGACCCCACAATCGAAAACCGCGACGAGATTCGAGCGACATCGACCGAGCTAGGGTTTCGCGTCGGCGATTACGCAGTCCCGGAAGAGATCGACCCTCGGCCAATGATGAGGCACGACAAGCAACTCAATATGAGTTCGTGCCAAGGGTTCAGTCTTGCCAATGCTTGCGAGTACGTTTGGGCGTTGGCTCAAGGCGGTTTTTCTGCTGAGCGGCAGTTGTCAACGCTTTATGCCTACCTCGAATCCCAGCGATTCGACGGCGGTAGGTTGTTTGGCGTCGATAAGGGATCGACGATCAGCAGCGGCTTGAAGGTCGCAACTACCATCGGCATGTTGCCTGAGTCGGATTTGCCATATCGAACACCCTACCCAAACAACGCTCGAACAATCGTAACCGATGCGATGCGGGCCAAAGCGGGCCAGTTCAAAATCAGGTCGCATACTTGGTTAGAATCCTATGATGCGATTTTCCAATACTTAGCTAGCGGCGTCGGCGCCGTGCACACCGGGACGCTTTGGAACGATTCGTTCTACAGTCGCAACGGCGTACTCGAATCGATCAGCCTGCGCGGCGGCGCTGGACATGCTACGGCGTGGCTAGGCTACTCGAAACGCAAAGACACCAAGGGCCGGAACTATATTTGGCGAATCAACAGCCACAACGACCCTTGGACCGAAATTGCCCCATCGGTTATCGATCAGCTTTGCAGGCACGAATACACATCGATCGTCGGCGTCTCGGATTTGTCGACGCCGGGACCAAGGGCGGTATCTTGGATGCAGTCGAGGCCACTAGGATGAACGAAAAAGGAGGGCCGGTAATCATGGTCGTTTTGTTGCTTGGATTGTTTTGGTTTTGTAGCGAACCGGCTAAGGATCCTACTCAATGCGACTTGATGGACACTACGCCGTTGATCGAAGAAGTCGCAACTGTCAAGGAATCCTTTACAGTTGAGCCGATCGACCCGCAGCCAAGTCCATCGGACAAGCACGAAAAGACGAAGCGCGAAATCCTGATTTTTGTCTCTGCAAATTGCCCACCATGCGAGAAGTGGAAGCGGTGCGAAATGCAGCGGTTTATGGATGCAGGCTGGTCGGTCGGCATCGTCGAGGTTCATTCCTACGAGCTCACGCCGACGTTTGAAATCGAATCCGGCGACAAGAAAGCGACGATCAAAGGCTACACTACACTCGAGCAAGCAGCGGAGGAGGTGCGATGAGTTGGTTTTTCTTGGCTCAGATGACCTCGAACGACACAACCTTTATCGGTGTTGCCACTACCATCGTAGGGGCTTTAACCGGTGCTGTTGTCCATCTTTACTTCCAGAATTCAACCATCCGAAAAGACCTTACCGAAACGGTGGCAAAAGAGTTGGTCGAGTGCAAAGACGACAGAGACGAGCTGAGAAAGCTTTACTGGCAATTGCAGAGCCAAGTTAATCACATCGGGCATACCGCAAGGGAGGAAAAGCGATGAGCCAAGCACTGATCGACGAGCTTTCAAAAGCCGAATACGCTTCGATGAGCGACCAAGCGGCAGCGGATGCAATTAACGCGAAAACTGTAGCGGTACGCAAGCCTGTTGACCTCTGGATGGTGGTAGAGCATTCATCGAGGAACGGCTATCGAGCCAAGTTGGAGCTTGCGAGGACAAACGGCAACCATCCATGCCAAGAAACGGCGATCAACATTCTTGAATACATCAATTCGCCAAGGCTCCAGACGGTCGACATGGATTTACCCGCTACGCGCGGAATGGTGCAAGCCTTAGTCCAGTGTCAATTTGCTACGCAAACAATGGCCGACGAACTGTTGGCTTTGGCAGATCAAACCGTGCGATGGGTCGACTATAACGGCATCGGCACGCTAGGCGTTGGATTAGTTCAAAACGCTCGGAAGATGATGGGGGTGTAACATGGCCGATATTCTTTTAGCTTACCCGGCGGCATTTGACGCAACGATTACGATTGCCAGTCTTGCAAGCGATACCAATCTACTCGCGGGGGCTGAGTCCAATTCAATCAGCAATTTAACCAATAAATACCTCGATTACTTGATTAGTGGTAAGATTCGCACGGGAACAAGCCCAACGACGGCTAGATCCATTCAAGTTTGGGCCGTGGCATCATGGGACGGAACAAACTGGCCGGATGTTTTTGATGGGACGGCATCGGCTGAGACGATCACATCGGCCAACCACAAAAACGCGATATGTCGTCTCGTTGCTGAAATGGCTACAGATGCAACCAGCGATAGGGACTATCATTTTTCCGGCGTATCAATCCGCGATTTATTCGGCGGAACCTGCCCCCCTGCTTTCGTGCTTTTCGTGACCCACAATACAGCAGCCAACCTTAACTCGACGGCAGGGAATCACCAGATTCGCATCCAAGGCGTTTACGAAACGGTTTAAGCATGGCCCAAGTACGGCAGCAAAATATCGTCGGTAGATGGTGTCCCTCTGCGGGTGCTACGGGCTTTCGTTTGATCGATCGCTCAGGACGGTCGAATCATGGCACGCTGACAGGCATGGACCCTGCTAGCGATTGGGTGGTATCAGGGGGAAAGGGTGCTTTGGATTTCGACGGGTCAAACGATCGCGTATCAGTCAATGCCCTGAGCCTCAGCACCCTCGATTTCTCCATATCGTTTTGGGCCCAACAACGGGGTGCTAGTGCGATCGGGATGCCCATCGGAAATACTGGCGCGACCAACAGCTATATTTGGTTTCGATCCGGGAATTACTTGCGTTTTCAAATTCCGGCGGGGAACGTCGAGTTTTCCAGCGTGAGCAGTTTTACGGCATTGCAACATTATTGCATTTTTTCCACACCTAGCACCGCTGCAACATCAACAATCAATCTTTTTGTCGATGGGGTTTCGGTTGGTGCGGCGACTCTTGTAGCAGGGACTTTTACGATCAATTCGATCGGAGACGGATACTCTGGAAGCTCCTTTCCGTTTCCTGGCGTCATTGACGACGTTACGATTTGGGGCGTGGGGATAACCGCTTCTGGGGCACGCGAGATCTACAGGCGTGGCCGTGGCTATGGGATCGGTGCAAGCCCGCATCGATCGCGACCAGCGGCGGCAGGATTCAGGGCATATTGGGCAAGGCGTCAATCACAACTAATTGGAGGCGGTGTCTAATGTACCCAAGGAACGCAGCAAGCCCGGAGCGAATCTCGATTGGCGCAGTCGTTCAGATCAGCGATGGAGCGGTGCAAACGGCAGGCGTGACAGTGCGCGTATTGCCTTTCGGCGGCTCTGAGGCTGACGGAGTTGGGACTGTTGCGTACTCGACCGATGGCGTCGTTGTTTACACGCCGACGCAAGCCGAGACCAACTACACTTCATTTGTGCTGATCGCCAAGAAAACTGGTTGCATTCCGGCCGATAAGACCGTTGTGACTTCCGAATCAACCGTAAGCGGTCGAGTCTATGTTGCGACTAATGGCGACAAGACTGGATACACGGCAACGGTCTCAGACAAAACAGGGTTCAGCCTATTGGCCGGAACTGGCCTTGGGGCTCAAAACGGATCGGTGGCACTTGTCACAAAAGTCGATGAGCTTGGGGCCAATGCGCTGACGGCCAACGGCGCGGTAGATGCAATTCCAACGGCGGTTTGGAACGCATTGACGACGACGACCTGGGTTACCGATAGCTTCGGCAAACACATCTTGATTTCAAACAACAACAACCGATCAGTGCAAGTAACCGGCGCGGGATCCGGCCATATCGCGGCGGATATTCACGCACTACAGGCTGGCGTGATAACCTCGGCGGCATTCGCGGCTAATTGGCTTACTGCGGCGGGCTTGGCAGCGGATGCGGCTACAGAGATTGCAACAGCGGTGGCAGCTACCCAAGCCCTTAGCAGGCTAGATGGCATGATCGAGAGCGATGGATCGGGGCAATTCCGCTTCGATACGATCGCATTGAGCATGGCCCCAGCCGGTGGCGGTGGCGGTGGAACGGATTGGACAGCGAATGAGCGGACGGCGATTAGGGCAATCCTTGGCGTACCTACGAGCGGAACTACGCCAACAGATCCGACGAGCGGGATACTGGATGAGATCAGGGACAAGACGGCATTGCTTAGTAACGGCGGTACGGTTTACGTTACCAGCCCAGTGACGGCAACGGGCCAACTGACAAGCCCATTGATAATCGGCGATGATTACCTAGCGGCCAACGGAAGGCGGTTCAGATGGACCGTGGCGTTGCCTAGCGGCTACGTTATCGCGACATCGACGGCTCGATTTGGGATGCGGTATGAGGATGACGAGGGGGTGAATGAATTCGTCGCTACTGGGACCGTGACCGACGCAACAGGCGGGAATGTTTACTTGGATTTTGACGTTGCGAAGACGGTTACGGGAGAGCTTCGACCGGGTTGGTATCAATGGTCGGTCGAGATCGTCAGTGCTACAGGCGTTGAGATTACACGGGTTAAGAGCGGGAAGAATGTCGAGTGGCAGGAGAAGCAAACGTGATAAAGCTCCGAGTCATCGACACAGCGACATTCATCGAAGCTAGCAAGCGGGCCAATGGGGATCTTTACGATTACTCGCAATCCGTTTTTGCCGGGTGGAGAAAGCCGATTTTGATCGGATGCAATCGATGCGGGAAACTGATTAACCTCAAGAATGCAGGGTCGCATTACCTTAAAGGGTGCGGGTGTAAGGCTTGCAACAGCGACAGACTATCTCCTTGCAAGATTTGCGGGGTTGGCGTATCTTCAAAGGTTTATCACGCTCAGGCGAAGCGATGCAAGGCATGTTGCGACAAGGCTAAGCAAGATAGGGTTACGCATAAGGAATCAAAGCACGGCAAGCATTGCAAGGGATGCGGCGTTTGGTTTGCTAAGCGAGATAGCTTCTATTGTACCGCTGAATGCAGGCTTCAAAACGTAGCAAGCCGATTGGTTTATTCGTGTTGCCATTGCGGCGGGACAGTCAGGAAAAGAAGCGTTTCGACAGCGCGTTTTCAGTTTTGCAACAAAGACTGCCAAACGGCGTTTCAGGGAAGCATAGGCTACGATAGAACCGGCAGGATTAGATCGTCGGCTAATAAGTCGAAACTAGCAAAACGCAAATACCGATCAGAGCAAAGCAAGCAGCGAAAGGCTATTTCAGAGGGCTATCAATGGTGGAGGCTATGCAGGGCGCAAGCTTGCAAGCTGGACGAAAAACAAAAGACCCGATGGGACAAAAGATGCCAAGCGGCTTTATCATCGATCAACAGCAGGTTTGAGCCTGTGTTTAGGCTTGAGCGGCAGAAACTTTGGACTTGGGAAAGCAAGATTTCTAAAGAGCGATTGAACAGACTAAAGACTATACGTGTTTCAGAAGAGGATGCAAAATGGGACAGGAAGATTCAGCAAGCGTCGAGGAATGCACACAAGAGACGCAATCGAAAGGTGTTGCGTACTGGAGAGCGTGGCTAGAAAGCAAAGGCGATGCTTCAAAAGTTGCTCGGGATTTTGCAGTTTCTAGGGATACCGTGTCTTGGCATTTAACAGAGCAAAGCAGGGCGAATGGATTTGAGGGATTGAATAAAGCAAAGAAGCATTTCCGATTTAAGGGTAGAGGCGCAGACAGCGAAAACAAGGTTAGTTCGGCTACCCTAAAAACAATTCTTGAAATCCAAGGCTACAAATGCGCGTTGTCTGGCAAACGATTAACGCCAGAGATTGCGGCTTTGGATCACAAAATACCATTGTCGAGGGGCGGGACAAACGACGCGTCGAACCTTCAATGGCTCGATAGCGAAGTCAATAAAGCCAAGGGGGCAATGGACTGCCAAGAGTTCATCGCCATGTGCAAAATGGTTGCTAGGCAGGCCCCCATAAGCTTAGGTTCTTCCAGCCGATGACCAACTCCACACGCAAACCATTAGCCCAGCATTTCAGATGAAAGTTAGCACGTTAGCAAGCGGTTTCGCGGGGTAGGGGGCGGTTTGCTTGGAGATCGAGACGGCAGGGGATTTACGCTTGGTCAATCGAGCCCTAAAGGAAAAATGGAACGTCGACAAAGAGGCGATCAAAGCGGCGTTGATGCAATGCCTGACCGATCCAGATTTGGCGATCGATGCGGCCAAGGTGCTTCTCGCAGCGGACGCGATCGATTGCAAGCGAGAAGAGCTCGACGCGAAGCGGGAGGTAAAAGAAAATGAGCAACGATTACGATTTCTTGAACTCCTTAGATCTATCCCAGCTACAGAGCTTAGCAAGCTTGCATCCGAAAACGGCATCGCAAGCCGACCCGATTAAGGGCGACCGTCGAGCATACCAACGCGATTTGATGGCCAAAAAGCGGGCTAGCCAACGGGATGTTTTTATCCTGCCCCCGTTAAACCCCTCTAGGCGTCTTGAGGCTGAGTCTGATTGCTCCCTTTGGCTTTCGACCTACTTCGGCTCCCAATTCTTCGAGGCCTGGACCTCCGACCGGCTAGCCATGATCGAGTCGATTATCGACGCGGCTAAATACGGCGGGGACCAAGGCATCGCAGGGCCCCGCGGCGAAGGTAAAACGACTTTAGCTATTCGCGTTGCGTTGTACCTAATGGTCCGGGGCCTATCGACGTTTCCCGTCGTGATTGGAAAAAACGCCGACAAAGCGAAAAAGGAAGTGCGCGACCTAGTTGAGCAGCTACAGCAAAACGACCTTTTCATCCAGGACTACCCAGAGATCGGCATCCCGTTTCAAGCCGTTGGCGGTTGGTCAAGCCGGGGCAGGATGCAGACATGCGGCGGGCAATCGACCAACATAGTTATCGGGCCGGAATTCTTCGTCTTCCCAACGATCAGCCGCGGGCAGATTCCCGATTGGCCCAAAGAGATTGAACCATGTAGCAGAGGCCAAGTGTTCTACTCCCTGGGAATCGACGGGGCGATCCGCGGGACCAAGTTTCGTTCGGCGCGGCCGACGCTTGCAATCCTCGACGACATCGAAGACCGGGAAGCGGCGGCCAGTGAAACGATGATAGCCAAGAATGAGGAAATCATCGAGCAAGACATCGGCGGGCTCGGGCAATCCTCCGAGAGGATCCCTCGGGTAATGCTTTGCACGATTCAAAACCGCAAGTGTATCGCCTTTAAGTACACCGACCCCAAGCAAAAACCATCCTGGAGGGGCAAGCGATACCGCAAGCTTGTTACCAAACCGGATCGAATGGACTTGGTCGAGCAATACATCGATCTACGCAAGGGACGCAAAGCCGACGACCCAGACGCTAGGGAAGCATTCCGTTTCTACCGCGACAATCAAGCCGAGATCGAACGCGGGGCGGTAGTAAGCAATCAGGCCAGCTATTCCCGCAAGACCCACAGCGACGGCGAACCGATGGAGCTCTCGGCAGTTCATAGCTACTTCAACAGGGTAGCCGACCGGGGGCAAAAGGCGGTATCGACCGAAGACGACAACGACCCACCAGAGGAAGCCGGGCCAATGGGCTTGGGCATTACTCCTGCTCTTGTCGAGTCTCGGATAAGCGGCTTGGTCCGAAGGCAATTGCCGGCCAATACCGTAGCCCTGACAGCGGCGATCGACCTGGGCAAGTACACGCTCCATTGGGTTGTCACCGCTTGGTGGCATGGTGCAGGGGGCATCGTAGCGGACTATGGATTCCAACAGGTCTACGGAACCGATCGGAGCATGGATCACGAAGCTAGTGAGCCGATGATTTACCAAGCCCTCCTAACGCTCCGAGATGAGCTACTCCAAAAAGAATTCATCGACACAACCGGAACGCGGAGGCCGATCGACTTTTGCCTAGTGGACTCAGGGGCCTTTACCAATGCGGCGTATTCGTTTTGTCGCGAAGTCGGCGGTATCTTCCATCCATCGAAGGGGCAAGACCCATACCATCGAAAGGCCAAGTCTAGTTCGGTGACGATCGCAGGGGCCAACCTTCACGCTCAAAAGTTGCCATCGTCGAATGTTTGGCTCTACGAACTAGACACCAGCTATTGGAAGCAGTTTATCCATGAGCGATTTATGACGCCGACTTTCGACGAATCAAACATGCTTCGGCGCGGGTCGCTTTCGGTGTTTAGCCTCGAAGACGAAAAGCGGCATTCTCAGTACGCGCAGCATATTGCAGCCGAAGAACTGGTAACCAAGTTCACTGAGGGCAAAGGAGCCAAGACCTATTGGAACGTCCGGGACTCGAACAATCACTGGCTCGATGCCACCTACATGGCGGCGGCAGGGTCCGAGGCTTGCGGCGTCAAGCTAATCGCCCCAAGCGAAATCGAGGTTGCTCCAAAGCATATCGGCGATGAGCCGAAACAAGCCAAGCCTGTCCAGCAAGCCTACAGGCACGGGCAGCAACGATTCAGGCAGCGTCAAGGTGGATGGATTCCCAAACGGAGAGGGTGATATGAGCAAGAGACCGAAGCGGATTGACAGACCAGCAACGCAAGAGGCTATTCAGGCGGTCGATCCGATTAGCAAAATGGTCGCAGCGATAAAGCAAGAGCAGCACGACAGGTTGCTTGCGTGCATCCCCAAAGAGGGCCAGCTACACTCAGAGCCAAGCGGCGAAGGCCCTCCGTCGTCAATCGGCGTGACCTATGACCCCTGGACCGACACGGTTTCCAGGGTTGTCCGGACAGACGAAACCGGAAAGGTAGTCGAGGACTACAAGCCCATTCCCCGCGAAGATGAAGCAAGGCCTTGCACTCTTTGCGAATCACGCCGACCGATCGGCAAAAGCTACTCGAGGGTCTATTGCACCAAAGCCAATGTCCGATATTGCAAATGCTCTTATTGCGGGCATACGTGGCCCCAAGAGCGTAAATAATTTAGCCCAGTGTACTAATGGAATAGTACAGGCATCTACCAAGCAACCGCAAGCCATGCAACTATTTACGCATGGCATCAGCGGCATCTATGTTGGCACTAATCGACGCAGCTATAGAGGCCCTCCTAAACGG